GGCTGCGCAGCCATCTCTCGCTTTGTGGGCACATTTGCCCTCCAAGTGGAAAACCCACCAAAAGTCGTCTTTAGGTCTTTTCAGAAACCCAGACGATACCTGGCCACTCGAAGTGGGCCAGGGTCCGCGTAAGTTTGTACTTCCACAGTCGTCGATCTGCAGACGAATCAATTATTGATTCACTTGCTTTGGGACCGATTGCCACACAAAGTGCAGCAAACGCGAACCGGCCGGAAAAGTGTCCGGCCACACGATCGCCATACAACGTATTAATGCGCGTTATGCGCGCATACGTTTTAAACCACCAACCTGTCCATCCAGTATGGATAAACTCAAGCTCCCCAGAGGGAGTCTTGATACGTCGGCCATCGTCGCCCGCAACAGGAGTTGCGTCTTCGAAGTCAACGTGGTAGTGGCCGTCACCATAGCCTGAAGGGCCAAGGTGACTAGTATGGATATTTCTCCATTTCCGCAACATTAGCTGATAGCTAGAGAAAGGTTTCCCCCTCCCACACCAAGCCCTTATTGCGTTGTGAAGTTTGACAATATCCTCTTTCGTCTTTGGTAGACGTCGGAGGTAAACTGGTGTACAATCTACACCGCCGAAAGCATCCATACCACACGACTCCCTAAAAGGGCCGGTCGCGAAAGATTTTCGCTGATTAAGCTTAAATCCCGAGCTCACGAGTAGGTCGCTAACCTGCTCATAAGCCACGGTAGGTAGGATGATATCGTCACCATACACGCTGACATTCGCCGTCTCTACGCTTGCTAGTGCGTAGAAGATAAGCGACTCTAATTCGAATGTAAAGCCGTTCCCCATTGAGGAGAACTTCTCGTTCATTCGTAACGAGTTATCAGGCCAAAGTGTGTACCGTGAGCGCAATCGATCAAGCTTCACAGCCCAATCAATAGGCAAAAGCTGGAAAACCAGCTCCACGGAAAGCGTATCGCTCGCCATCGATAAGTCGATGGTAGCGAATTCACCGGTAAGTGATGCCCGCAGGGCACGCTTCTGGTTGACAGACTGATCATTCAGATTTATCCCCCTCATGAGGAGACGTCGTCGAATGTATGAACCGACCGCAAGTTGCAGTCGAATGTTCATATGGGGTTCATAGCAAATGACCCTATCAGTCTTGGCGGATTTCGGAACCGTTATCATTGTATTCCCATCTACTATCGTCAAAGCCCTGGGGAGGGCGGACGAAGGACCGTCGGCGTCAAAAACCGCGGCCCCCCATAGATGTGAATCACGGAGTAGTTCAAGTGCACTACTCCACGCAGATAACGTTGTGTCTGGACGACTGGTATATTTATATATGCCAGCCACTTCGTCACCACAGGCCGCAGAAGTGCGGCCCTTAGACCAACCTACATCCTCAAACTTAGAGGGTAGGGGACCCAGGATTGCTGCTATCAACTGCTGAGCTAGGAAGAATTTCCTATTCAGAGACGGATTCACATCCGCATTTGACGACAGTTCTCTAAGATCCGAATTGGTCTTAAGGCATCGAAGCTCTGCCTCTTCGGCAGAAGCGATTGCTACCTCCTCCAGGTTAATACCGGTTTTCAAGCCGATACTCTTTGAAAGGAACTTAGTCGCACAATAATCTAGACGGAATTGGTCAACACCGCTTTTTAGGCGGTACTGACTGACATCCCTATCTAAGTAGTGCGAAGCATCAATCACTAGCTCAACCAACTGACGATGTTCATCGTCACGGTAAAGCATCCAGACAGTCAAAGCCCTCGGAGTTCCGAGAGCTTCCAGAAAGTCGAAAATTAAACGATCTGCGTCTGACTTCGTGACTTTCGTCCGTAAGTCTTCGCGTGGAAATCGTCTAACTTCTTGAGACGATCGATCCACCTTTGTCGCCTTACTAACCGAGAGGGTTTTATTGCCTCCGGTAGTTTTGCGAAAATGGTGAACTTCACTTCTCAGGACCTCCAAACCCAAAGGCTTTGAGGATTTCTTCGACTTGTGAGCCTTTGGGCTCAGTGATCTGTTTCGGTGCACAGGTCTTCTCCTTGATCAATTCAAGCGCAGGAACGCCGACCGTTAAGCCGACGACAACAGCCAAAGCTGACACGACCGCAGTCATGGTACCAGAGGAGGTTTTATTGCTCCTAGTTACCACGACGGGTCCCGCTTCTTGACCATGTTCTCAAAGAGTGCCGAAGCCGTATAGTTTTTCACTATATAGACCAGGTTCTGGAGATTCTGCTCGGATGCGCGGCGGTGAGCCCACATCTCAAGTTTGCCGATTGCGCCAAACGCGCGAGTTGGCGGTGGTTCGAAAGTTCCCCCCGACCCCGGTGTTTCCAAAATGGGAATATCGAAGACGACGAGGAATTTCTCCATCCCGTTCGCGTTGATGGGAGTGTGGGTTTCCTGGATTGTCCAAAAGCCCTCGGCATTCACCAAGGACTGGTCTCTCCAGATAGCCACATTCTGCCTGTTCGGTAGCATACGCGCGCCTCGCGGCTCGTAAGTATGCGTCACCGGTGCTGTCTCACCGTCATTTAGGACGATGTTTGCTTGTTGGCTCATTAAAGCTAACTCTCTTTCGAAAAGGACCCACTTATTTAAAAATGTGCCCATTGTTCCCAGCGGCGGAATTGCCGTCCAGGTCTCGTCGGTCTTCGGACCGACTCCATCAGTCTTAGTCTGCTCATTTGCTGACTAAGTAACGCGACACTTGATGCGAGTCGCGGTGCCTTAGGATCAAAGCCCCAGTTCTTGAGTTTTAATTCAACACTGGGTGCAACGGTCATAGGTGACCGCCCAACGTACAGCGTTTTACACACTCCACCAAAGGCGGAGTGTGTGCCGTCGTCAGGTATCGTCTCGATGGTGACTTGAGAACGTTCACCATAAGACCCGTTTATATGTTCGAATCGAACATTAACGTCTAAGGATGCGAAGTAGTCCCCGATAGGGAGGAACCAATCGGCCACAAAGGAGAATGGCACGAGTTCCCAGGCTACTTCCAATGGATTCA